TAAAATACACATATCAAAATTTACAACATCGCGCGACCGCGATGGGAAATCCGAACGTACGAATCTTATGAAACAGGCAATCATAAACTCTAAAGAGTATGAGGAATGTTTTCCTGTACTAGGAGCTATTAAATCTATTACAGACTATGGGGGAGCGCTTTCAGTTTGTGTTTATGGTTATAAATACGAAGATGCTCCGGGGTTCATACGGAGAAAGTTCGAGGATATGTTGATAAGAGAATGGTCCGAACTAGGGGAACATGAAATCAGAATTCGTGGTGAGAGGGATGGCTGCTATTTGTTCCATAGCGAGGAGCGCGAGGAGCGATGGTGGTGATCAGTTCTTCCTCAAGTCAGCATCCGGGGTTGATTGTTTAGGCATTAGGGTATTTCATCAATTGGTGAAATTTTAGGTCTTTGCGTGTGACGTTTTGTCGTGAGAAGGGGTTTTTGAAAAGAACTTTATTTGGTTGAGCAGAAAATGCTTTCCTCACAGACATTTTGGCAAGTTTTGTGAAAGTATTAGGTGTGATGTATCTAAAATTATCTATTTTGATCGCTTTATCACGGTCCGAGAATTTGTTGAAACTTATATTATTATTCGGAAAGTTCTTCACCAATTTCATATCCCACGCAATACCGAATCGTTTTATTTTCAGATTCCTCCTGTTATTGTTTTTTTTTTCAAGGGCTGCTATCTCTTTTCTCAAAACTGCCAGTCTCTCTTCTATCTTATTTTCGAGTGTACTCATTTAAGATATGTATATATATAAAATCACTGTAAATCCTTATCCGCCGTATAGTACGTCTTCCCCCTAGTGGCGAAGCTGTGGACCCTAGCATACCCCCACGCTTGTGGAGAGGCTCCCGGACGATGCCCGGTTCTCCACGCAGCGAGACCCCTGTTGTAGATGGTTTGGACAGTCTTTAGAGGAATCTTAGTAGCCTTAGCAATTTCAGGGAGGGATTTAGCTCCCGGATACATCTTCCTAAATTTCTGGGTGTAGGAGGAAGTTTTTGTCTTCTGTCCCTCGTCTGTCTTGAACCCCTTGTAGTCTCGCTTGAGCATCTTTTTATAACGTGTCTCAACCCCCGTGAGAGTCCTAAGTCCCCTGAAATATTTGAGGGGTGCATAGATTTTACCCTGTGTTTTACGCAGTTGCCCAACCTTCTTGGTAATGGCAGCATCGCTGAGGGGCATCTTACTTTTTACTTATATTTTATTACTTCATGCCAATCGTCATACATGAGTATACCGTGAACAACCCCACCGATCAGGAGTCCTTTGAGTATCGAATTATTTACAAATGGAAGTACCAGTAAACTAATCAACCAGTGATGTAAATGAATTGTATAACTGTAAACTTTTAATTGGTTGAATTTGTAACCACAATCAGGTGTACATTGTCGTTGATATAACATGAATGATACAATTGCACCCAAAACAACCGACAACGTCATCTTACTTTTTACTTATATAAAAAATATGAGAGTATAATAATCAGTCGGGATGGGTTTGTCGATTGTTATGGGGAATATGTTTTCTGGTAAAACCTCTGAACTTATTAGGAGACTTAAGCGCTTAAAAGTCATTGGTAAAAATATAATCGTTGTCAATTCCGCAAAAGATATCAGGTCACCCGAAGAAGTCCTCAAAACCCATGATAATGTTCAATTCGCCTGTCACAAGGTATTTGACCTGTTTGAACTTATGAATAGGGATGAGTTTGATAGGGCTGATATTATAGCCATAGATGAGGCACAGTTTTTCCCGAAGCTCAAACAGTTTGTCGAGTGTTGTCTCTCTATCAACAAAGATGTGATTCTGGCTGGTCTCGACACCGATTCTTTTCAGCAGAAGTTTGGTGAACTCATTGACTGTATTCCTATGGCATGTGAGGTGACGAAACTTTCAGCACTGTGTATGCGTTGTAATGATGGAACTTTGGGTCCTTTCACTAAACGAATTGTAGACGATAAAACCCTAGAGCTCATCGGTGGAAGTGACAAATACGTAGCCGTGTGTCGGAATCATCTCACCTATTGACATCTAAAATGAGAACGACCCGTTTACCGGTGCCCTCTTTCACGAGTTCGTGATACCTGGAATGGTCGAATATAAAGTCTTCACCCTCTTCATGAAGGTGTGCCCCCCCCTCAGTATACAAAGTGCACGGACCACCACCTTGTATAGTGATGTGGTATCTTAGTAGACAGTTGGATTCAGCTCTATGTGGATATAGCCTCATCGGTCCTTCACTCACGGCGAATGCGGCGACTTTGGTGTCTACACGTGGAATCTGTTTTACCAAACTATTTAGAATCGGAAAATGTTCAACCTTGTAGAAGTAATACTCCTCATTCTTCTCGAACCACGGACTGATGTCATGGTAAAATGTTTTATCGAGTGTTGGGTGAATAGTTTCAAATTCTTCTTTGATCTTGTCGAAGTGAAACTTGATCAACATCAAACCGGGAAAGTTGTTCACTGAACACTCTGAGTTGAAGTATAACATGTCTCTGAAAGTGTTTCTTATCCCTGACAGGGGTCTCATGGGATTTTGGAAGTATAGGGTGTCTATAGGGAGCTTCAAAAAATCATATGCGATCATTAGGGTTGGCACCAACAGGAGCCTCCACATTATTTTCTCAGTAGATAATAAAATGCCTGGATACACCCAAGAAAAGTTGGAACCAGAACCCACTAAGGAAGTCAAGGACGTCTCCATTCGTTTCTCGATGCCCAACATCCCCAAGTTCTCTATCGTTCAGATGGTCCTTGTTGCAATTATTGTTTTCTATGCCTTCTCTGCTCGTAAGATGAAGGGTTCTGTTGTATCGACTCTTGCCCTTACTATCGGCCTGCTCCACATATATGATCACCTCTACCGTGTCAAGCGTGGTGATGAGAACCTTTTCTTCCTCCCCAAGAAGGAAGCCTACGGGTGCAAAAGCTGCCAAATGTAAATTATTTTCAAAGTGTATTATAAGTATGCACGTCAAGATTACTCGTAGCCCCAATTCTGTTAAGAAATTTAGGGCTACATTAGAAGACGGCAGGACTGTTGACTTTGGTGCGCGTGGATATTCCGACTACACCAAACACAAGAATCCTTCACGTATGCGTTCCTATGTGTCACGTCACGGGGGTCAAATCCCCAAAAGCACGATGACTGAGAGTGATCCCCAGAAGATTCAGAGTCGAATGTTGAGGGTCACCCTCAGTGACAAGGAAAATTGGAAAATGAGTGGTATCAACAGTGCTGGTTTTTGGTCACGTTGGTATCTCTGGAGTTTCCCATCTTTCAAGGAGGTTGAAAAGTACATGTCGAAGAAGTTCGGAATTGTCGTTAAACACACTTAAAGCAGAGGTTCTTAAATCATTCGTGGGGGAGTCCCACCGTTATACAAGTTGGTTAGTCACATAACCAGGTTGCACCGTTCCTATAGCTCAGTTGGTTAGAGCGTGGTGCTTATAACGCCAAGGTCCCGGGTTCGAGCCCCGTTTGGAACAGCTTTTAGAGTGGGTCAGTCATCCTCACTGTAAAAGTTGTGATTTTGAATGTTTGTGATTAAGAAAATGATTTAGTAGTTCCCTCCTCCTTTCGCTTCTCCCGGCAAGCGTCATTTTTCTCCTTCTTAGCCTGAGCTTTACCAGGGTTCGCCTTAGCCTTATTCTCTTGTTTGATTTTCTTCTTCTCGGAATCGGTCAGTTTATCTTTCATTGTTTTATCAATCGCCATCTTTTATAATAATGTATCGTTTTAATTCTATAAGCCTCATCAATACCCCCACTTGACATCGTCAACTGTGGCATTTTTGTATTGTCTAGATACGAAACTGTCTTGTCCGTGACCTCTGTGGCCAATCGTGCTCCTATGGGATCTATCTATGCGCATGTAGTTTCTTAAATCTTTGTAATACACTCGAGCACCTTCCGCTATCAGGTCCTCATGTTTCATATCTACATGGTTATCCATGGGTAAGAAGTGCTTCACGTACTTTTTCATATTAGGCACGTGGACGAGGTAGCATTTGGTACTCGAAATCCATTTCACACGCTCGATTTCTTCCTCCTCGTTGTGGAACGGAAGTCTGGATAGACAGTGGAAGAAGCACATTTCAAAGTCGTCACCCTTTTTATCTATGACATCTTGAATATGTCTATACACTTCACTTGATTTTACGATAACATTGTCTTCAAAGATGACAGCGTATTTTAAACCCTGATCGAAACACCGATCATAAAACTCCATGTGACCCATGAAACACCCGATAGCACCCATATTGAAGTAGGTGATATCTGGTCTAATCACATTTGAATTGTAATTCATTTCTAGAGCCTTCTTGAAATATTTTGGTTTGATTTTGTCTTCGTATTCTCTAGCAGTCTCTACATTTCTGGTATCTGGTCCGTATATAACTTCAATCGGTATACTGGAATCATGGTTTCTGAAGAATCTTTCTTGTCTTTTTTTTTCATCTTTTATCGTCAACAAGAAACATTTATACTGATACTTCGACTTCATGTTTACCATAATGAACACACTGATGACCAACAAAATGACGATAGCTATCATACCTACTTAAACGGTACATTTTAAATTCAAGTAATGGATGACATCATAAATGCCATCGGATTGGTAAGTGCTATTCTCATCACTGTTATGTTCGTGCCTCAGGTTGTTCATGTATACAGCACCAAGGACACACACGCGCTCAATTATACATTCTTATGTATAAACATATTGGCGAGTATATTGGGTCTAATCTACTCCATATTTTTCACCATCATTCCCATGATAGTGGCCAATACATCGGCTGGTCTTTTTTCCGTCTCACTTCTAACGATGAAATGTATTAATGAGTTTAAAGATAAGGATCTAATTATTGACAGAGTAGTCCCAGCTCCTATAGTGTAGTTGGTCAACACTGTGGACTTTGAATCCACCACCCCAAGTTCAAATCTTGGTGGGAGCTCTCACCCTCTCTTAGCTCAGTTGGTAGAGCAGTGGACTGTAGTTCCATTTGTCACCTGTTCGATTCAGGTAGAGAGGATCTTTTCTCCCATAGCTCAGTTGGCAGAGCGTGCGACTGTTAATCGCAAGGTCATCGGTTCGAACCCGGTTGGGAGAGTTAGTTGTTTTTACAGTGTGTTTTCCACTTTGTAAAAATAACCTACCGTATTGTATGACTTATACCCCAGGTCAGATAAATCCAGTATGGAAATGGATGCGTAGTAATGTCGTCAATCTATCGTTCACCGCCAATAAGGCTGTCGTTATACATGATTGGAGATTGGCCTTGTTACACAATTTTTTCAGCATTGGTATTGTAATTTGGGTCATCTATTCACTATTTTCTGGAAAGACGTACATCGTCACTGAAGTTCCCACGGGGGTTGCGAGTGCTTGGGGTCTTGCCTCGACCGACTATACGTCTACCCAAACTGCGATATACCAAGGTGGTTCATCCTTTTGTGACAATCTTACTAATTACGAGTTTAAATACTCAAATGACTGGTACTATAGTGCACCCATATGCGCGTTCTACACAGGCGCTGAATTAATCTCAAAGCTGCCTTCCGGTAATGTGATGTTTTTTACGACACACATCTCTGAAACAATAAAACAAAGATACGATAAACCCTCTGTTGGATGTATTTCTGACTCAAATGGTCTTGGAGAAGCGGTGGAGGTTATGGGAAGGTGTGAACATTCAAAGTCTACAAACTTTTTAGCACCTGGTATAGAAGAAAGTTATTTCGCATTCAATCATTATTTCGATTCTCGTATACAATCAGGAGCAAAGCCACTCACGTACGTTAGGAGGGAGGGATTTGATGATAATCTACACACGTTTGAGAGGGGTTCTGCAATTCGTCTGAAAGTTTCGGAGTGGCTAAACATTACAGGAATTGAACTCGATAAACCATACAATGAACAGAATGTAGATGGTTTAGATACTACAGGTTTCAATGGTGTTGGGACTCATATTGATAAATACCCATACGTGAGAACCAGTGGATTGCGTTTGAATATAGAGGTCAAGTATCATAACTTTCACCTTGACCGAGAATTACATACAAATATAGGGGGTGAAGATGTGTACGCTGTCGTTACAGTATCCCCCAAAATCGGTTGGTTCTCCAAGGGTGATGAAATATTGTATAGCCAAGAAGGTGGTGGTGCAGCATTTGACATAAACAACCCAATTAATTTGACAAGTGGACAACCAAATGGTATGTATTATGATTTTTACAGGTACGGTATATTATTCGATATACAACAAACTGGATTAGTCGGAGAAATCGATTATCTTTTCATCCTCATGCAATTCACATCTGGTATTGTTCTATTGGGACTTGCTACTACACTCGTTGGCTTCATTGCTAAATCTGGTTTAGGTGACAAGTCTGACTTATATAGGGGTGCCATGTTAGAGTTGTTCGACGTCCAACGTGAAGCTGCACGGTACGCTACCCAAGCGTGTGTTGCCACCAAAAGTTTTAAAGATGCCGACAATGATGGTAGAGGTGATTTAGATTTCGATGAGTTGAGAACTCTCATCAAAGAGTCTTTCGCTAAAAGCTATTTAGATGATGACACTAATGACCACTTTAACGAAAAAGAAATTACTGCAATGGCGTATTACCTCATGAGAGCAGCAGACGAAAACTTAGATGACAGGATTTTAGAACAACGCGAGAAAACACCCGAAGAGTTGAAAAATTCAACGATATCATTACATGAATGGCAAGAGTTATCTACAACAGGTGTTTTTACTTTTAAAGATCTTAAATCTACATCAAAAGAACAACTCGAGGCAGCTGGATGGAAGAAGGGTATCTTCCCACAGAGAGTTAATAAAAAATAACTTAAAAATACAGTTCTTTACAATAGTAATGACAACTATTGCTAAGTTTCTGCTTTCCCCACTCATTTCCAGTAACGGGAAGTCTAAGGGGACGAAGTCTTCCCTGTTAGATTATCCCCCACCCCCCACCAATGTAAATTCGGAATGGAGCTTTGGTCCTTACTCTTGGAAAGTTACGGTTCTAGCTCTCGACAAGGATGGTGCTGTCGATAAGACGTTTATCGGTTACAGTCAGAATATGAATATCACAGACAGGACTAGAAGTGCATGTGATAGACATAAAAGGGTTGGAACTACGTGTGGAGAACCCCAGATGGCCATGAAAGGTGGTGAATGTGATGAAGTCATTCTCATGAAATTGAGGAATGATTCGAAATTAGTTCCAGTCTTTTGAAGTTACACTTCTTCTATCCCACCGAGGTAGTAGATACGCCGATTAATTTTTCTTAACAGATTTTTACTTTCGAGATACGCGACATGTGATCCACGCACAAAGACACCTTCGTGTTCTATACGTATAGACATATACTGTGTGCTATTTTCCTGACAATATGTTGAACGACTGCTGGTGTGCTCGTCAGATTCAAGCATACAATCTAGCACGATGTCAAGTGGACCCATGTGTTCAACGATAGATTCGAACGCTTGGGTAGAATCTTCCACACACACTGGTAAAAATGTAATCATCACACGAGGTTTTTCCATTTGTGATACCATCTTTCGTGCATCCTTATAGTTCTGTGAAATGTGGAGACGATGCTCCTCCCTAAGTCTCCACCCTAACCTTGTTCCTATCCCCTGGAGTGAACAAGGTGTGACAATCCCCAACGACATACTACTATTAATTGTGATTTATATTTATGTTCTTCGACGAACATCCGCCCACCCGTGAATACTTATGTCACTCTCTTCACACCATGGATATATTTCGTCTTCACCCCCTACAAAGTTGAGGGCACGCACATCGTTGTCAATACACCTGTCACATATGGACTTATTGTCGTCTATGATGAGACCTATATTGAGAGCACGGCATATATCCGCCTTATGTATTTCATTGGGTGTGTAACTATTTGTGAGTATGACATCATCGAATATACCGGGAAAGTATGTATCTATCCACGCTTCAGTTTCTTCTCGAGCCATGTCTTGACGTCCAGTGAGGACATACATTTTTTCGTAGCGCTGTTTTAGGTTAAACATTGCCATTTGGGATCCAGGTATAGGTGTAAGATCCACAAAGTCTTGGGATTTATAAAAATCTCGGACCATTTTTTGAGAAGTTGATTCGTCTACTTGAAATATTTCACGATACACGTAGTTATATTTGGGTTTCGTCCTCAATTTATGCACTTGGTGGTGATGTTTTGCCATAGGGAAGAGAAATTTTACCAAAACCTCATCGACATCAATGGCCACCCTGTTCATTTATTTACTTGTAGATATAATTGTCACAAATAAATTCTCAAGTAAAAATAGATGTCATTGATTCCTGTTGTGAATTATGGCAGAATGGAGCGACTTAGACCAGCAGAAAGCAAAACGATGCCCATGAATTTGAACACGTTCTGTGTGCTATTTATTGTCGTGTGTATTCTATGTCTATATAAGAGATCGTCGAATATTAGTCAAGAGAGGAGGAAATATAAAACATTTTAATAACAAATTGACTATTCTACTGTGTCCACGATTTTGTATTTGAGACAGTCACCCGGGGAGAGATAGATATCCTTCCTCATCAACTTTTTGAATTTACGCTCGGGTATCTTCGTCTTGGAGAGATACATGTTTTTCAGCATCTTCATAAACTTGGTGCTCGACTTCAGTTCATGTTTGAGTTCTTGAAAGTTACCCCACATTTCTGTAGAGATTTGGTGAATGAGGACGTATGCGTTCCTACCCATTCGCCTTTCAGAACCCCCGAGCAACATGAAAGTAGCGGCGCTACAACAGGAACCCTGGGCAATCGTGATAACCTTCACACGAGAAGACTCCAAAACGTTCATCATTGTCATACCTGCAAATATACAACCCCCATCACTCATGATGTGGACCCTAATGCTTGGTTCGTATCCAACGAGTTCAGCTTTTCTCGTAAGAAGTTCGATCTCCAACTTCTTAAATTTCTCAACGAAGTCCAGAGCATTGTCACGATCCACATCTGCGTAAAAAAGAATTTCGTTGCCGATAACCTTAACACACTCAGAAACTTCCTCTACTTCTTCTTCCTTCGTAGACATTCTTCAGTGCCTTCTTTACTTTAGTCACGTCTCTTGACTTTAAGTTGTTACCAACCGCGAGATGGTTGATCACGTCAAAATCTTGAGGTGTTATTCCGTACTCCACGAGTTTACTTAGGTCCCCTTTTTCCGCGTAATTCTTTAGGAGGCACAATTCCTCTGTACCGAGACCCAATCTCGACTTCTTCTTTATCTCCTCAAATTTTTGCTTTCTCATCTTATAGTTTCCCAATTTGGTCCAACAGCTTCCAGGTCGTATCTTCTCCCTCTCTAGGGGTTCACCCATGGCATGTTTTGGAATAGTCAACGCGTGTAGGACGAAATATGGCATGAGATTCCACATTCCTTGCGAATATATGTGGGTGTCGTAATAGTCTGCATCTGAAAATGCCATGGTTATTTTTTGAACATTGACACCTACAGAGTCTAGGTAGTTTTCCTGAAAAATGTCCCAGATGTGACCATGCTCTGATATGCTGTCATGTATCTGTATAGGGTTCGGATCACAAAGAACGTCGGCTATGAACTCTTTGGGTGTTTTGAAATCGTCCATCATGTCATATCCATCTGAATACGATAGGAAGTTTCTTATATTTCCATCACATTTAGCAGCAGAAGCCTCTATCAGGGGGGTTATCTCATCCACGAGGGTCAATAACACTTCTGGTTTATGTTTGGGAATGAAGACAGTTTCAAAATTGGGGTACATACACATGTTGGTCGTAGTTATCAACAATGAACCCCGTGAGATTCTGTCACCATCAGAAACCTTTTCAACTATGGGTTTGAACGTGGGGTCGTAGTCGTCTATGTATACATGTTTTGTAGATGGTCGTATGAATGGTAAAAACAGGGACTTTGCTTTCATATGCTCACTTAAAAGTTCAACAGAGTTGAAACCCTCTAACACTTCTCTCAAAATAAATGATTTACCCACACCGAGAGCTCCACATATGAAAACATTCTTACCCTCCCTAATCAATTTCCGTATCAACTCTATTTTTTTTGTGTGGATCGTGTAAACCTTTTCTACTTTTTTTTGTCTGATAACTTTAATGAAAGAGTCCATCGATGATCTTACTAATCAAGCAATAGATTTAGTGCTCGAGAATGACGCACTACATAAACGTATCGTAGAACCTTTAAAAAGGAAAATTTTACCATACGTTGCGTGCACGATTGTTACCAATTTGCTCATGTTTACTCTTTTGATATACCTTGTTCGGCGTCCTCTAGTTCTTCAGAGGATTGTATAGAACCTTCTTCTACCTCTTCCTCTGATTCTTCGTTGTCAGAGGGTGCTATCATTTTACCAAACCTTTCGAAAGGGGTGTTCACGGTGATGGCCCTAATCGGTTCAATCGTTTTCGCCGTCTTTAAGAATGGAATCGGTCGCACAATAAGAATTTCAGGCTTCGTAAACTTACCATCACCGTAATACTCCTCGTCGAAGCTGACTAATATATTTTTTGGGATAGAGGGGGACTGCTCGAGAAGGCTATCGTAGATAGTCTTACAGTCTTCCACAAATTTCAAACCCCCCTTCGTACGTTCTTCTCTAGGAAGTGCTAATTGTAAACGGATGTTTCTCGAAAGATTACCATGCCCTAACGCAGCAGTCCTGTGATTCTCCATGAGTTCATTAATTTTTAAAAACTGCATTATTGTAGCGATGAGACCTGCGATGAGATTCATACCACCAATGACAGCAGGTGCACCCCCTCTGATACTCTCGGGTAAAGTGCTCTGGGCAAAGTTCGCAGTACCCGTGATAGTTGACAAAACAATGACTGGCAGATT